GGTGGTGATGGCACTGATAACTTTATCCATGATATCAAAATGAATGACTCGGCTGTAGACCAAAGTAATATAGACGTAATGCGTAGTGCTATCACTAGTGCATTAACTAACAGTGAATTATCACCAGAAGAAAAAGCAGCCGCACAGGCATTGATTGTTAAAGATGCTGACGGTGATGTTGATGCAGATAAAACTCTTATTGCCTGTGTTAAATCAATACCAGCGGCATTTGAAGAGTTAGTAACTGCATTTGGTAAAATAGTAGAAGTAGGTGAAGCTTATATGAGCGGCGCACATCCATACGAACCGACATTTGCTACACTATCCCCTGAAGATCAAGCAAAGTACAAGCAGGATATTGCAGATTTAAAAGGACAGTTAGCTACTACTTCTCAACAATTACAACAACAAAAGCCAGAGCTAGATAAGTCATTAGGTGATTTGCAAAATACATTATCACAAGCTAAACCACAAAAACCCGCATCTGAATCAAAACGTGCAGATGATGACCTGTTAGAAAAAATGCGAATGATCGCTGGGCTAAGATGAAAATTAATGAGCTAGTCGGCGAGTTTGGAATATGGACAACTATCGAAGAAGCGGCTTTATTAAAAAAGCTAGCTAGTCCAGTTCGACTCGCTACACTTAGTGAACATGAACAGTTCACGATTCAGGCCATGATTCGTAAAAGTTTGGTAACTAAGATAGGACACGAGAATCCTAAAGTAGTTGCAAATGAAAAAACATTCTAATAAAAAATCTAAACAGCAACATCCTGCACAAACTAAGACAAAGCCTAAGGTTGTCCAGGAGTTAGCTAAACAATTTGAAGCAGATCTTAATCGATCATTGCCAATTAGTATTCAACCAGATGGTAGCATAGTTTATAAAAACTATTACATTAAACAAACTACTAATGGAAATTGGGGACTATTTAATCTAGTAACAAAAGATTTAATAGAAGAATTTTATTTAAAAACTAGTGCGCTTATGGGTGCTAAAGCATATAACGCCGTACAATTAGAAAAGTATTTTGAAATTAAGCGTCTCGATAATCGATATTGGGCAAACTATACAGACAGTATAATTTACGGTAAAAATATGAAAACTGCTAAAGATTTTGACAAGTATCAAGTATTACTAACAAGATACGAACACAGTACATTCCTCACAGGACATTTTAAGGAAGAGATTTCTAAGATGTTTAAGTGGAGTTTTGTATAAATAACATATAATAAGAGCTTAGGGACACCACCATGCAAATTAGAGAACTTTCAAAACCCGTAACTAGCAAGGCACTTAACGAAAGCCTAGCTAAGAAATTTGGTTACAAATTAAACTTGGAACAGTTTAGTGATGTACAATTAGAAGATGCACGTAATAAACTACGTACAAAGATCAGCCAATTTGAAGTTAGTGAAAGCTACGACGGAATGAATTCGAGCCCAGAATATCAGAAAATACGTTTGATGCTTGATTGTATCAACACAGAAATTATGGAACGTGAAGTGAACGAAGGCAATGATGGCAATTTAGCCAACAATGCTAAACCTTACGACAAGGTAACACGCGGTGATGTTATCGCAGGTCGTCTTGGCAAAGACGCAATGGGTGGAAAGAAGAAAAAGAAAACTGAAAGTGCAGAAACATATTCTAACTTACTACGTAAAAAGGCTCAACAACACTCAGTTCCATCAAGTTGGATCGAATCAGCAATTCAACGTATTAATCTAGGCGAATCAGATCAAGAAGAATTAGCATCGGAATTACAAATCCGCTATGATATCAGCGAACATACAGCTAATCATATCGTTTATCTAAAAGAAGGCGAACAAGACAAAGCTGAAATTATCATGGCTACTAAAGACATGGTTGATCAAATCACTGGTTGGCTAGAAGATGTTGCCGCAATGAAATCAGAGCACTTGTTAGAATTATTAGACTCTATAAGAGAATCACTAGGCAGTGATGTTGCGCAACAATATCAAGACGCAGTAAAACCTGCTCTAGAGGCAATTTACACAGCATTAGAAAGCAGTCGTCAAGGACTATCAACAGGCTTATCAGCAGTATCAGGCGAAGCGGCCCCTACAATGGGTGAGCCAGCTCCAGGCGGAGACGAAGGCAGTATGTCTGATATGGGCGCACCAGATGCAGGCCTAGGTGGTGCTCCAGATATGGGTGCATCTTCAACACCGGATATGGGTGGTGCTCCAGATACTACTGGCCGAGAAAAACGTGAAAGCGTTGACTACAGCCGTCGCTTAGGCATCCTTTTAAACTCAAAAAAAAAGTAATTAGTGAAATGATAGACCCCTTGGTAATGTTACTAAGGGATCTACAAAGTGCTGCCAATCGTCAGCATATTCAATCCCCATTGACTTGGAAAGCTATTAATACAGAATTACACGGCACGGCACCGTTTGTAAGTTACGACCAATTTAATGCACGTTGGAATGATCCAAAAGATGGACCCATGTTAAAACAACTTGTTGATCGATTCGATGGTCGCGGGCTAGTAGTTAAAACTAAAGCTAAAGATCAGCCAGAACAAGGACAGCATAAGACTGGTGCTATGAAAAAAATGGCTAAACGTGCCGCAGAAAAAGCGTTCAAATAATTGACTTTAGTTGTTAGTTAGTATATACTAGCTTATGACATTATTAAAAGAACGGTTTAACTACACGCCTATCAGCAGAGAAAGTGTAGAAGGTAAGCGTTTGTACGCAACTCCAGACGGTAGTAAAGTTCCTAGTGTTACTACTATCCTAGATAAAACAAAACCCCGAGAAAAAATAGAAGCCTTACTCGCTTGGAAAAAGCGAGTAGGTGAAGTTAAGGCGCAAGAAATTGTAACTGAAGCCGCAGGTCGTGGAACACGTATGCACAAGTTCCTAGAAGACTATGTTAAGACCGGTGTTATCAATGAACCTGGATCAAACCCGTATAGCAAGCAAAGCCATGTTATGGCTAAGCATGTTATTGAACATGGACTTAAAAATGTTAATGAGATATGGGGAGTAGAAGTTCCATTATACTATCCTGGATTATATGCGGGAACTACTGATGGATGCGGACTTCATTTAAATGAAGAGAGCATTATCGATTATAAACAGACAAACAAACCTAAGAAAGAAGAGTGGATTGAAGACTACTATCTACAGCTTACAGCCTATGCACTAGCACATAACGAAGTACACGGCACTAACATACGTAAAGGTGTGGTGCTAATGTGCGTAAGCCCTAAACTAAACGAACAATTGGTCATTGTAGAAGAACCTAAATATCAGGAATTTATCCTACAACCTGGCGAATTTAATCACTGGGAAAAACGTTGGTGGGACAGAGTGGAACAATACTACGCACAAAACTGATAAATATCCTATAAGAGGATATTTTCATGGCTGTTGTTCAAATAAGCAGAATTCAAATACGTAGAGGTCAAGCTAATGGCGGAACTGGATTCCCTCAGCTTGCGTCCGGTGAACTAGGCTGGGCAATAGACACTCAACAGTTATACATCGGAAACGGCGCTGTAAGCGAAGGATCGCCAGCAGTAGGCAATACTCGAGTTTTAACACAAAGCGATCTTTCTGGTACGAGTAATCTATTACAGCAATTACAACACATATATCGTGTAAATGATGTTTCAGTTGTAACAGGACCTAGTGCTAATAGTCCGATCAATAGATCATTACAAAATCGATTAGACGATCGTGTTAGTACTATTGATTTTGGTACAGTAGGCGATGGTACTGCTGACGATACTGCGGCCTTACAACGTGCTATTAATCAACTATTTCTAAATCCAACAACACCAGCGTATTCAGATACTACATCAGGAACTAGCAAGCGAGTTATATTGCAAATGCCTGCAGGTCGATTTAACATATCGAGTACAATTTATATTCCAAGTTATGCCAGCTTAATCGGAGCAGGCCCAGATAAAACTGTAATTTATTATAATCCCGTTAGTACTATTACAGGTGCTACAACATTAAACTCAGACACTATTACTTCAAGTGCGGCAACGGCAAGAATGGTAGGTGCAACTGTATCCGGCACAGGTATTCCAGCTGGGTCAACTGTCTTAAGTGTAGTTGTCGGAACAAGTATAACAATCAGTAATGTAGCAACTGCTACCGGTGCTACAGTTTCTATTACCGTAACACTAGCAGGGGCCGCCATACAGTTTGTCAATGATAGTTCTACTATCGGAACACCTAGCAGTATCGGTAGTACGCTAGGTACAACACAACCTAGAAATATTCGCATTAGCGATTTGACAATTTATACTCCAACCGGTATCAATACTTGTTTACAACTTGATGCTGTAAAAGAAAGTGTATTTGAAAATTTACATTTACAAGGTGATTGGAATTCAAACCTTAATCCATTGAGCAGAGGAATTTTCCTACAAGCAGTTAGCTCAATCGTAACATGTGAAAGAAACATATTTAGAAATATTAAATTTGAAAAATTTAGTTACAGCGTATTTTCTAAACAAGATATTAGATATAATTCATTTACTGACTGTTTCTTTACAGATGGCTATCAAGGAATAGTACTAGGTGTAGGTGCTGACGGTAGTTCAACTGGTCAACAGTATGGTCCGCGTGAAACTGAGATCGTTAATTCAAAATTTTATAATATTAGAAGACAAGCAGTATATGTTGGGTTAGGAACAGGAAATACAACTCGCGATTGTAATTATATAAATGTTGGCTGTAACGGCGGCGGCAATGCTAGTGCGCAATATCCACAAGTGTATTTTAATACGTATGGTAATACTAGTCTAAATGATTATAGTGATAGACCTAATGATCTAGCATCTGCAAATCTTAGTACTCAATATGTTCCAGAAGTTTCAGGACACGGTACATATGCATTAAGAGGAACGAGAAGTCTTACATTAGGTTATATTACTAGTTCAGCTACATTGGCATTTAGATTACCCTGTTCAACAACTGTAAATGGAATACCTGTCGGGTCGTTGACTTATATTATTGATTATATCTATAAAAGCAATACTAATTCATTTACACGTAGAGGCACAATAACAATATCGGCTGATGTTGACAACGGAAAGATTCAGTTGACAGACGATTATGATTTTGCAGGTACTGATGCATTGGGTACTACGGCACTTATTTTAGATTTCAAAGTTTATTTCCTTGATGCATCGAGTGCTATCTACACAGGCACAGGCGGCCAATCGGTTACTTCAATCGGACTATACTATACTAATAATTTAAACGGCGACAGCGGAACAATGGCATACTCATATAGAGCTAATCTATAATTTTGCCAATGTAGTAGACCTTTTCTTAAAATACGTATATTATTAACTTTATCATGATGATAAGGTCTTGGAAACAAAATTCATTGCTCTTTTCAAGGGGTTTATGTGGGCTAAACCGTTGACTTTCAATAAGTTTTAGATCTGTTTTGGACTTCACTAAATACTTCCTAGACAGAATTAAGTACATATATCAATTTCAAAAAGTAAACGGACGATGAGCAAAATAACAGTTATAAAAAGAAGCGGCAACAGAGAACCACTAGCAGTAGAAAAGTGGCAAGCGCAAGTGGCGAAAGTATGTAAAGGCATAGCAGATGTCAGTCAGTCAATGATTGAGATTAAAAGTCAGCCTCACTTTTACGATGGAATCACTACAGAAGAAATTGATGAGATAACATTACGAGCTATTGTTAATCTTATAGATGTAGAAAACAATCCCGACCTAGGTCACACTAACTATCAATATGTAGCAGGTAAACAGCGACTGTCAATGTTGCGTAAAGATGTTTACGGGCAGTATGCAGTTCCTCACCTGTATTCAATAGTTAAGAAAAACGTCGAAGTAGGTTTATACACCCCAGAATTATTAGAGTGGTATAGTGAAGACGATTGGAACAAGATGGATGAAATGCTCGATCATGAGAAAGATGAGCAATATAGTTATGCGGCTATTGAGCAGTTAATCGAGAAGTACTTAGTGCGTAACCGTGCTACAAAGGAAATCTATGAAACACCTCAAATTAGATATATGGTTGCGGCCGCTACTGTATTCCACAAAGAAGAACCTAACTCGGCTCGTATGCGTTATATCAAAGAGTACTATAACTGTGCTTCAGATGGTTTGTTTACTTTGGCTACTCCCGTTCTGGCTGGTCTTGGAACTCCTACTAAGCAATTTAGTAGTTGCGTTCTTATTCGTAGTGATGATGATTTGGATTCCATTTTTGCCTCTGGCGAGATGATGGCCAAGTATGCTAGTAAACGTGCAGGGATCGGTTTAGAAATCGGCCGACTACGCCCATTAGGTTCTCCAATTCGCGGCGGCGAGATCATGCACACAGGTATGATACCATTCTTAAAGAAATGGTTTGGCGATTTACGTAGTTGTAGTCAAGGAGGTATTCGTAATGCTAGTGCTACTGTATTTTATCCTATTTGGCATCATCAGTTTGATGACCTTATCGTTCTTAAAAACAACCAAGGAACAGAAGAAACCCGAGTCCGTCATATGGATTATGGGGTTGTGCTGTCAGCTTTCTTCTGGAGACGATTTAAGAACAAAGAAAATATAACATTCTTTGATCCTAATGAAGTGCCGGACTTGTATGAAGCTTTCTACAAGAACACTGAAAGATTTGAAGAACTTTATGTAAAATATGAAAAACGTAAAGACCTACGCAAGAAAACTATGAACGCAGAAGATGTGTTTAAAGGCGGCATACTGAAAGAACGTACTGACACAGGTCGTATCTACCTAGTGTTTATCGACAATGTACAAAATCAAGGACCGTTCGATCCTGAGTACCATACAATTTATCAAAGTAACTTATGCTGTGAAATCCTATTACCTACTAAATCTTTTAAGCGTCTTGACGATGTGGACGGCCGCATTGCTCTTTGCACACTCGGTTCGATCAACTGGGGAGCATTCCGTAATCCAGAAGACATGCGCCGTGCTTGCCGTATTTTACAGCGTAGTCTATGCAACATACTTGACTACCAAGATTTTCTAAGTATACAGAGCAAACTAAGCAATGATGAGATCCAGCCATTAGGCATTGGTATTACTAACCTAGCCTATTGGCACGCTAAACGTGGACTCAAATATGGCGAGAAAGATGCACTACAAGATGTTAAGAGCTGGATGGAACATCAAGCGTTCTATCTTACTGAAGCAACAGTAGAACTAGCACGTGAACGTGGCCCTTGCTTGCATAGCGCACATACACGATACGGCAAAGGTATCTTTCCTTGGGAACTACGTGCTAAAGGTGCTAATGAACTAGCAGATTTTACTCCTGAACTCGATTGGGAGACTCTTCGTGATCAAATGAAGATACACGGAGTTCGTAATGCAACCTTAATGGCCATTGCCCCAGTAGAAAGTTCAAGCGTTGTTATAAACAGCACAAATGGCATTGAAATGCCAATGAGCTTGATCAGTGTCAAAGAATCAAAAGCAGGATCATTTACACAGGTTGTTCCCGAATATCATAAACTTAAGAACAAGTATCAAATGATGTGGGAACAGAAAGACTGTGTCGGCTATTTAAAAACAGCGGCAGTACTTGCGGCCTATGTAGATCAAAGTATCAGTACAAATACTTTCTATAATCCAGCACACTTTGCGGATCGTAAAGTTCCAACTACATTGATTGCTAAGAATCTAATGCAGGCCCAATTATGGGGATTGAAAACTTTCTATTATAGTTTGATTAATAAAGCAGGTAGTAAAGCAGTACAGGAAGTTACTCCGGATATGACGCAAGTAAACGGAGTTCAAGTAAACGGATACCATCAAGAAGAATTAGAAGATGATTGTGAGGCTTGTAAGTTATAATGTTAGAAACGATTTGCGATATACTAGTCGATGCATACAAGCGCAATTGGATTACTAGCCGTGATGGTAATGTAAGTATCCGTCATCACGACCGTGATCATTTTTATATTACACCAAGTGGTGTTCGTAAACAAACATTACAGCCTGACCAGTTTAAAAAGATCAATATCGATAGAACAATCAATAGCGGCCATGGCACTGGTATCTTTGCCTACAACTGGAGAGATTTGCCCTATACTGATATTAGTAAAAACTTAATACCCAGTGGAGAGATTCCTCTCCACTTTGGTCTACAACGTGAAATGGGACAACATGCGGGTGAAGTTCGTGTAGTTGTACATGTCCATCCTACTTACTGTATTGCAGCCATGCATGCCGGTATTGATTTAGGCACTATCAGTGATGCATTTCCAGAACTTAATCGTTATACTCGGGTAGCACCTAATGTAGGTGATGTTGCTCCTATCAGTCAAGAGCTTGCCGATGAGTGCCACAAGAATTTACAACTAGACAAGGCTGGCAACATTGCATACGATATCGTAGGTATTAAGGGACACGGAGTTGTTGCTATCGATACAAGCCCATGGCGTGCCTACGAACACATAGAAAGATTAGAACATATTTGCAAGATAGTACTTGCATCGGGAAAATATTAATGAGTAAAGAACAATATAACTTATACACAAAGACAGATTATTTAAATCGAAAGATGTTTCTGGATCCAGCTGGCCCAGTTACTATTCAACGTTTTGAAGAAGTAAAATACAAAAAGATCGCAGACTTCGAAGCAACAGCACGTGGCTTCTTTTGGCAACCAGAAGAGATTAGTCTTAGTAAAGATAGCAATGACTTTAAAGATGCTAGCGAAGCCATTCGTCATATCTTTACCAGTAACTTGCTTCGTCAAACAGCATTAGACAGTTTACAAGGTCGCGGCCCCAGTCAAGTTTTCACTCCGGTCATATCATTGCCAGAATTAGAAGCATTAGTTTACAATTGGACATTCTTTGAAACTAATATTCACAGTAAGTCATATAGCCATATTATTCGCAACATTTATAATGTGCCAAAAGATGTGTTTAACACAATACATGATACTAAAGAAATTGTCGAAATGGCCAGTAGCGTAGGAAATTATTATGATGCACTTCACCAAATTAACTGCCGTAAAGAATCGGGTGAGAGAATTAATGAACACACTCACGTCAAGGCGATTTATATGGCACTACACGCGAGCTATGCATTGGAAGCATTCCGCTTCATGGTATCATTTGCCACCTCATTAGCTATGGTTGAGAATAAAATCTTTATTGGAAATGGTAATATCATCAGTTTGATCCTACAAGACGAGCTATTACACAAAGGTTGGACAGCTTATTTGATCAACCAAGTAGTCAAAGAAGATACTAGGTTTGCCGAAGTGAAAGCAGAATGTGAACAAGAAGTGTATAATCTATATATGGATGTTATACGCGAAGAAAAGGACTGGGCCGATTATCTATTCCAAAAGGGACCAGTTATCGGTCTCAATGCTAATATTCTAAAAGAATTTGTTGACTATACTGCTGTAGGAGCATTAAAAGATATTGGTATTAAGTACAATAATCCTGCTCCGAAAACTACTCCGATTCCTTGGTTTAACAAGCACAGCGATACAAGTAAAAAACAAACAGCATTACAAGAAAGTGAATCAACCAATTATGTTATTGGAGTTATGAGCGAAGCTATTGACTATGATGAACTCCCCTCATTATAAGAGAAAGAAATGATTACAGTATACAGTAAAAATAATTGTCCATTTTGTGACAGAGCAGTGGCCTTATTAGAGAGCAAGGGCATTGAACATAAGATAATTAAAGTTGAGGATACACCCGATGTTAAAGAGTTTTTGATGGATCAAGGGCTACGTAGTGTTCCTCAAATATTTAAAGACGGAGTTTTATTGCCAGGCGGATATCAAGGGCTTGCAGGAAAACCAGAAGAATTTTGGCAAACATTAAAAGGATAAACATGTTAATTAATAAAGGCATTTCAGTCGGCGAAATAGTAACAATCAAAACAACAGCAGGTGAGGAAATTGTAGCCAAACTAGTTGAGGACGGTGCGCTAGGGGTAAAAGTTAATAAACCATTATGCTTAACTGCAACTAAAGACGGAATAGGTTTAGTACCATTCTTATTTACTACTGATCCAGACGCTGAAATAACCATTAATAAAAGTACAATAATGGTATTAGCACCAACTGTAAAAGATGCCGCTACCCGTTATACTGAGCAAACAACTGGCATCAAGCTAGCCTTATAATGCCCGCAGTAGCTAGACTAGGTGACCCAACAACAACCGGACATGGTTGTGACTCCACTTCTACTGTAATCGGACCTACTGGTGCAGGTGCTAAAGTATTTGCCAATAATATAGCAATTGAGTGCAAAGGTAATCCAGTGGCGCCGCATACTATCCCATCAGGGAGTTTATGTGTTTCACATAGTGCTGTAATCAATGTAGGGTCCGGTAATGTGTTTGTCGGCAACATTGCTATCGCCCGAAAGGGAGATTCAACTGATAGTGGCGCAATTATATCAGGAAGTCCAAATGTATTCGCCAACGGGGCTTGACATTTAATTTTAACCCCTGTACACTAGGTATAAGTACTTGGTACTTGCCTAAAGGAGAAATTAAATGGCTACAAACAAATATTCAGAATTCACAGCAATCGTAGAAGCAATGGAAGGTGACTTCGAAAAGTTCTATGACAAAGAAGTTGGTGCGGCAGGAACTCGTGTTCGCAAACACTTACAAGAATTAGCTAAGTTGTGCAAAGAAACACGCAACGATGTTACAGCAGTTAAAAACGCCCGTAAAGAACCAAAATAAGTCAACTAAATACTAGTCTAAGGCGTTATATATTATATACGCTTAAAGGAGTATAATATGAAAAAGTTATTTTTAGCTTTGTCATTATTGGCAATCGCAGGTTCAGCAAGCGCACAGTGGCATCATCATGGTGGTCACTATCGAGGTGGGTGTTACGGATGTAATTGGGTAGCACCGTTAGTTATCGGCGGAGTAATCGGATATGAACTCAATCGTGCTAACCAACCTGTAATTGTGCAACAAACTCCGGTATATGTAAATCCTCCAGTCTATGTACAATCTGGACCGAATTATGTACAGCAACCACCGGAAGGGTATCACTGGCAGGAAATGATTGACCCTGTAACGAATGTTCGTAAAATTGTTTTAGTACCTAATTAAATGTCATACTCAGATAAAGTAATCGACCACTACGAAAATCCAAGGAATGTTGGATCATTTGCTAAAGATGATCCAACTGTTGGTACTGGTATGGTCGGTGCACCTGCATGTGGTGATGTTATGAAGCTACAGATAAAGGTAGATGAAGATGGTATTATTAGAGATGCTCGTTTTAAGACATATGGCTGTGGTTCAGCAATAGCTAGTTCAAGTCTAGTTACAGAATGGGTTAAAGGTATGCACATTGATGATGCCCTTAATCTTAAAAATTCTGAAATTGCGCAAGAGTTAGCATTACCCCCAGTAAAGATACATTGTTCAATTCTAGCAGAAGATGCTATCAAGGCGGCTGTAAATGATTACCGTAACCGACACAGCATACAAAAAGATTAAACACAATTTAGAAAAGCGAGGCCGAGGTGTAGGTATTCGTTTGGGTGTACGTACTACCGGATGCAGTGGACTGGCATACACTATTGAATATGTAGATGAATACACCGCAGAAGTGGGTGTAACTAATTTTGGACACTCGGATTTTGTATTATTAGTTGATGCAAAAAGTTTAGCTTATCTAAACGGGCTAACTGTAGATTGGGTCCGCAACGGACTTAATGAAGGATTTGATTTCGTCAATCCAAATGAACGCGATCGCTGTGGATGCGGTGAGTCGTTTCGAGTTTAAACCAAAAATACTTGACTTTAGATACAATTAGTTGTATAATAGTAGTTAATATTATAACTTTTGGAGTTAAAATTGAGTATGCATTTAGAAGGTCCGTGGCTTAGTACCACTGGCAAGAAAAAAGGCAAAAAGAAATTCGCTAGTGCAGATCATGCTAGAAAGGCACGTGAGCAGGAAGAAAGTTGGAAAGAATTTCAAAAGCGTTGGGGTATTAAAGCAGAAGAAAAGAAACGTAAACGTGCTATAACTAGCGAAGTTTATAAACCCGACAACAAACCCTATAGCCGATATGGTACAGATATTAAACATCCTAGCCTCCCATTTACAGGCGGACCGTGTACTGTACCTACACCAAAGATTTACACCGGAACTAAGGTAAAAGGCATTGCAACCATGCATAAAAGCAACGCAGTGCCGGTTTTTAGTGATGAAGAAGCAGTAGATATTAGCCGGATGAGGCGATAAATATGTCTATTTTTAATAATAGTTGTTTACCTCTGTCTACAGAGGATAACTATATATTGTCCCCGAAAGGTTTCAGGGTCAATAATAAACTGGCTAACAAGGAGAAATTAAGACAGCCTAACAAATTAATGACGGTACTAGCGATACCTCATCCAGCGTAAAGGAGACAAAAATGATACGCATTATCAAATTAGCAGTAAACGCTCTAGCAATAGTAGCGGTAGCATTTGCGGCAGAGTCCGCAGTAACAACAAAATTTACTAAACTCAAAGACGCTCGCGAACAAGCGAGTCCTATTACAGCTCAAATGAGACAAACCCAATTGGATTGTCTAGCTCGTAATATATACCACGAAGCAGGCTCCGAACCTTTTGAAGGTAAAGTAGCAGTTGCTCAAGTTACTATTAACAGAGCAGAAAGTGGACAATTCCCTTCTGATATCTGTAAGGTTGTATACCAAAAAAATATTGTATACGAAAAAGTCATGTGCCAATTTAGTTGGTACTGTGAAAAACCAAACGCTATAAAACCGATGAACGGCGTAATTTACACAGAAAGCATGGAAGTAGCTAAAAAAGTCCTATTGGAAGGGTTTCGTCTTCCAGACTTAAAGAACGCTCTGTATTTCCACGGAGACTATATTAAACCAGGGTGGAATAAGAAGCCAGTAGCTAAAATTGGCCGCCACATTTTTTATAATTAAGAGGATTATATGAATATCCAAACAATAGTAGAACAAACTAAACTTAGAATACGTGATTTATTTGATTTAGATCTATGGGTTAAAAGTATCAAGGAACATGCACCGCATATAAGTGCGGAAACAATGGGGTGGATCGCAGTAATTTTAATGCACTTAGCCACTATTCCTACCCTATTAGCAGTGCTAACTGGACTAACTGAAAAAATGCCACCTGTAGACCTTGTTTTGTTTGCATGGACTGGATTATTTTGTTTCTTTATAAAGGCGACAATCCAAAAAGACCTCCTTAACATAGTAACTATTGGTTTTGGGTTCTTTGTTCAAGCCGCAATTATGGCTATGATCATTTTTAAATAAACCAATAAGATTGAAAGTAAAGCATCTTGCCTGTACAATGTATGAATAAGGTGTTTTACTGATAAATATTAGATAATTAAGGAGCACTTAAAATGCCATCAGGATTTCAAAATGACGCAAATCAGCTACAAGCTGAGATGTATAAAGTTATTGTTACAATGAGTAAC